CTTACCAGTCTCATAATCCTGGAGCTTCTTTTGGAACTTCCTAGCCTCTAGGAATTGATCATAGCGACTGTCTAAGGTTCCATCCCCAGTGATCAGATCCTTAAAGTAAAAGGCAGGACTGTTAGGGTTGGCTGATTGAGCTAGCAAGCCATAGAGCTGAGCCGTTCCTTGTGCTCCTGATTCTCCAATGGTTGCCAGGGGATTGGTTCCATTCTCAAACCAGCTCGTAACATCAAGGATACCCGCAAGCCCTCTACCCGCTTTACCTACCAGCTCAGGAACCGCTTCGATTGCTCCAGATATAAAACCGCTAGCGTTCTCATCCTTCCATCCCTCAAAGAGAGCATAATCAGCCTTAGAAGGAACATAATCAGGATCAGCCTTTAACTGGGCCGCGATGTCCTCAGCTTGAGGTGGGAAAGCTTCAGCCAGAGCCCTATTTATCTCCTCTTCTGGAGTATCATCAGGAAACTCAACTTGTGTTCCGTCTCTTACCTCAATGATCATTCGACCCTTTTAGTAGCTGGGTTGTAGCGTCTAACTTTTCCAGCCTCAGATGGCGGAGTGATTCCGTTAGCCTTAAGATGGTTGGTCATGGACCGATTAATGATCCCCTTAAGCTCTTCCAGCTTCGACTTGTTATTGTCAGTAAGAGACAAAAGTGAGGTTGGGTTAGCCACCACTGAATCTAGGATTTTGCGCTCGCTGTCAGATACGGCGCCAGGACCAATAATCACAAGCCGAAGATTACCCTTAAGCGAGTTTGCAATCACACTGGCATTGCCTCGATCTTGAAGAGATAGCGAACCACCCAGAGCCTTCTTTGTGAACGCCTCAAGCTCTTGAATGTTCTGAAGACTGTTTTGCGAGCTGGTGATTACCTCACGCAACTCTTTAGCAGCCGTTGCGCTTGGAGCCAATGCACTAGCTCCGGTAGGAAGCGTGATCGTTCTGGCATCAACCTCTGGTTGGTTCTTAATGTTAGCCAAGGCAAGCTCTTGATCATACTTGGCCTGTTGAGCAGCCTTCTCAAGCTCAAGGTTCTTAAACGTCATCTTTCCATAACCAGGAAGCTCAACCGTCTGGGTGTCTGCAACCATTCCAGGAGCAACCTGAGGAGTGACCGGATTCTTAAGAGACACCAACCTGTCAATCATCTCAGGATCAGGATTGTATCCTGCATTAGTCAGCAACTTTGTAGCATTGATGATCTGTTGTGATTTAGGGATAGGAACCGTTTCAGGAGGGAAGCTATTAGACTCTCCGCCATCCACAGAAACGCTTCCGCCTGGAAGGTTCTCAGTCGTTGGCGCATCAATGATCTTTCCAATCATTCCAGGCATTGCACGCTGACGGTCGATGGCTTCCTGCTTGATGCCATATTCCTGCTCCATCTGCTTAGTAACCGCCGTCCGATACTGAATCTCAGCATCCTTTGTACGGTTGGTATCATACCGAGACAAAGCAAACTCTAGGTCGTGAGCTAGGGCTTTCTTCTTGGCAAGGTTCAACCCGGTAGAGTTGATTGCATACTCTCCAAGCTTATCCATGTCCTTCTGACCAGTGAACCCCATCACGCTCTTGATGAGCTGACTTTCAGGGCTCTTAGCATCCATGATGTTTCCACCCTGCGCAATCTGCTGGATCATCTGGAACATGTCGGCATTCTTCTGATCTGTGTAATCAGATTCCTCTTTCTTGGCAGAATACCTCTCCAAGGCATTCACCATGGAATCACCGAAGCTATTAATCCCAGCAGCGATGTTACGGCCTGGATCGGTAGCAGCCTGCATGTATCCAGCGGGCAAGCCCTGGCTGAATCCCTGAAAAGGAGTGCTGTATTGGTATCCTGCCATATTAGAGTCCTAAGATTTTTGAGAATATAGACCCACCACCACCGGTTGAGGCCCCTAGCATCTTGCCACCAAGCCCAAGGAAGCTCCCGAATAGCCCACTAGAGTTAGACGCATTAGCAATGTTCGCAGCGTTCTGCCCCTGTGAATTGCTGTTATAGATGTTCGAAGCAAGATTGCTCTCAGGGTTAAAGATCGCTCCTGGATTCATCCCGCCAGCTTGACCTAATACAGATCCACCAGCACCAAACGCCTGAGAAGGTCGCCCTAAGATCTGCTGGAAAGGGTCACCGTAAAACGCCTGACTAGCCGCTAGAGCCTGGCCGCCCATTTGCTGCCTCTGTTGCTGCATTCCCATACCTGCAAGCTGAGACCTTACCACCTCTTGCACGCCAGCTCCAGGACTCATCGCAAGCCCCCTGGATGAGAATGACGCCCTGACATCCTGCTCAATGGCTCGCCTCTGTTCTGGAGTTAGCATCGAACCAGCAGCCATGCCAGCATTAGCCTGCTTAGTCATGGTATCGACTAGCTTAGCCTGATCTGGGTTAGCGCCTGCCAATGCAGCCCTAGCCCTACCTCCTAGCTGTTCAATGCTCTGAATGTCACCAGTCCTAGAAATCATCCGACTGGCATTCTCAGCATTAGCCATGGCGGGACTGATCTGGTCGTTATACATTTTCAAGATATCAGGCAAGGACTGCTTAAGCATGTCCATTTGGAGCTGCTGATACTGTGGCGCGTATTTCCTCTCCAGATCAATGCGAGGGCCAACCTTGGCAAACTTACCTGTGCCGGATTCCATCTGCGCTTGAGCTAGCAGAGTATCCGACATCTGCGTTGAGTAGCTAGGCTGTGGCTGATATTGGACGCTAGTTCCCATAAAGTTTCTCTGCTTTCTCGTAAATCCTGAACAAATAGCCAGGAGGATTGACCCTTAGCTTACCCTTCCGATGCCTAGTTGTTGGCATGGTCGCAACCTGAGGCCATTTCTCTGCAAAGTTCACAGCTAACTGAGCCGCAACACTAGGAGAGTCAGCCATGAATTGGTCGATCCACCAATGATCTCCATTGATATCATTATGCTGCCACTTCCAGGGAATGTAATCACTGTCATTCTGACACCAACCAATCAACACCCCACACACATCACCAGTGTCATTTACAGCAACTGAGATGGTATTCTCTCTCAGGTGAAACTCGATCTTGTCTTCAAGGGCTTCCCTAGTCCAACCCTCGAAGTATTTACCACCTCGAAGGCGTATGTAATCATGAATGGAGGTGACTAGGTTCATGAGGGGTTTCCTAAAACAGAAACACAAATAGAATTAAGATCAAAAGGAGCCCCAGAAGATTTGCTTCCTGTGTTAATTCTTACTTGTGAATCCGATATCCACGCCCCAGCCCTTCCATAAAGGGCACCACCTGCGCTTATGTTATTTCCAGAAGATACGTCTAGAATTCCGGTTTCAATCTGAACGCAATATCTTCCATTGGACCCCATGCTTAGTGGATTTGCAAAAGTAAGCGTGTAGTCTCCTACTCCGTTTCTTGTTACAACAGAAGAAAAATTATAAGACCCAGAATAAACAAACGGACCAAGAACCAGAGTTCCACCTCCTACAGAACCAGAAAGAAAACTAAACGTTGTGGGGCTTAAAACCGTAACAGATGATGTAATAGCTGAAATTCCTCCAGATGAAGCGGGAGGAGAAGAGCTTAAAACACTTACGTACTCTCCTGTTGTTAGCCCATGAGCGGAACTAGACGTAACAACGTTAGGGTATCCTCCTGACCAAGTATATGTTAATGCGTTTAGATTAACCCCGCCGCCGCTTACGCCCCCATTAAATGTGCAAAATGCTTTAACAAAGCCAACAGATGAAATCGTAGATGTAGGAGTGCCTGCGGCAAGTTGAATCCTTCGAACCTTTCCACCTGTATCAGCGCCAGAGGAAACGGTTGATCCTACATTTGCATAGGTGAATGAATCAGTGGCAACTGAAAGGATAGTGGCACCATAGGCATTGAATGACGTATCTGTCATTCCGGTTACGTTGACCTTATCGCTTACCGAGTAGCCATGCCCGGTGCATCCAATGGTCGCAACATTACTTCCATCCCTAGCCCTGGTAGTTGTAGCCTTCTCATCAGCATTGGTAACAGACAACCCAGAACCAATCAGAATAGGCTCTGGAGCCGCACTAGCAGTGTCACCGCCATTTCCTAGAAGCGTTAGCGCAGCTTGAACCTTAAGCTTATTAGGCCCAATGGTCCCCCCAGCGATGTTAACATCAGCAATAGCTCCAGCCGCAACCGTAGCGGTGCTCTTGAGCTGAGTTGTGTCGATTGAAGCATCCTTAACCTTCAGCTCTCCGCCGGTCATGATAAGCGTTCCACCAAGGGGAACATCTTGGGGGGCACTAGATCCAGACGAACCAGGATTACCCTTAACCGTCTGAGCGGTCATGTTCGCCAGCTCTGTATTGCTAATCGTCCCAGCCCCTACAGAAACAGAAGATGAACCGTCTAGTGTTCCGGTGATTGATACCGTAGGAGTCCCTAGCTGATTCAATGCAGCCGGGTCCATTACGGTTTCATCCGTTACTTGCAATGTCGGAGTGACGTTAACGTAAAGTGGCATATTTAATTGTCTGTTGAGCCGAACTGCCTGAACGGTATACCAGCCACAAAGCTTGACTTGATATCTACCGAACCGTGAGAGGTTGTGAACTTGATGCGAATTGCTGACGAATGACCCCTAGGCCTAGTCTTCTCAACAATGGTTTGCTTAACCCCAAACCTCACACCGTTAACGCCTGGAATGAATCCAGGAACAATCGAGTAGTCCTCACGATTGGGTAAGTTGAAGTCATCATTCACATTGGTAACATCGTAATCGGCTGTTCCATATGTGTAATAATCCGTTCGACTCTTAGTGGTGTATGGCTTGAGTTCTGAAATGGCGTTGTAATCGTCCAAGACTGAATCAATCGCGTATTCTGGGTCCCATGTGGCAATGGCCATCTTTGATTCGGTCCATTGCTTGTGTTCCTTTGTTCCGCAAGTATACCCTCTGGTTTCCACTTCCGTTGCAATGTCGATTGCTTGGCCGCCCTCGATCCTGTCCTTGTACGATAGAGGATCAAAGAAATGCACAAACCCAGACTCATCAGCAAACACAAGGCGAGTAGTTCCATTGACATCTAACCTTTCAAAGAATCGAGGGACAAGGTAATCACCGCTCCATTCCCCATCCCATGCTTGATTAAGGAAGTTGTAGGCAATCGTTAGCTGATTAGTTCCGTCTCCATCGCCCACAGGAACGCTCAGGATATACTTGTTATCATGATATGCAGCGCAAGCACCTGAAGCATTTGCCCAATCAATCCGGTCAATCGTCGCCTGGATAGGATCAGACAAAGGAACCACTACAGATTGAGTGAGTCCGTATTCTGTCTGCTTAAGGCTGACAACCCCACGCTGACTAAGCCAAACGATGTCAGATCCAGTTGAAGAAATGCTCTTAGCTGCAACGCAACCGTAATCCCTAGTGATCTCAATAAGCCTTACACCGTCCAAGTCACCAGTGGTGTTTGCAATCGCAAGGACTGATCTTTGCTTAAAGACGATGATGGTTGACTCATTGAAAGGGTAAATTGCTACAACTCTATCATTAGTTCCTGAGTTCAACCTGAACTCATTCTGCAATGGAAGGTAAACCAGAGGGTTTAAGATGTCGCTGATGGCAATGAAGTCAGGCCCATAGACGCCAAATACACGATTGCCAAAGTATAAAGCCTCCCGGCAATTAGGCATCGGTCCACCACTAACACCGCTCTTAGCTATGTCTGCTGTGCCTGTAGCAGTTGGGATAATCCTATCGCTCTCAGTATTGGCTAGAGCATCATCAATTGACCTGTAGACATAGAACGAATTCGGGTCTTCAGGGTATACGTAATAGACCTGCTCAATCCTGTTGCCTGCATCATCAACAGAAGGCTCCAGAATCTTAGTATCCATCCCAGACTTGTTTATGAAGCTAACACCATCACCAGGCACAAGCCTGTGATTCTCGCAAGTAAACAAGCCCGTGGTTGTATCTACAGACGTTACAGAGACGGTTCCAAGAACATCAAACCCGACGCTGATAGGATTAGCCAACGTCTCAGACGCCTGCATGATCAACGGAGGCGAATCAACATTAGGATTGGCAACCACTACATTGCTCTGCTGTTGGTGCGTCCAGAAGTTCTTAGGATCTACAACGCTCAAGTAAAAGCGGTAATCATCGCTTGTGGCAGTGATCTCAACCCTGCCTGTAGTAGTAGAAGAGTTCTCGGCGTTCTGCTGGGTGTCGTAAAGCTCTATGTCGTTAGACGCTGCAATGCTTCGAGCGTAATAGACCTTGCCACCTTCAGCCGCTCCAAGGTTTGCATTCCCCTCATTCAATCCAACCAGCAAGACCTTATCTCCAGTCTGAATCTCGGTTGGCTCAACACTCAGTGTGATTCTGTCGTTAGCCTCATCGATTGCGCTAAGACCTTTGAAGTAATACCTAACCAAACCACTTCTAAGCAGAATAACTCCATCACCACACTGGACCATGTTAACAGGCCCATAGAAGTCGTGCCCATTCATCGGCACAGAATCAAACGATTCCCCGGTGTAGATAGAGCTATGGGTTTGGCCTGGACGGATGACGTAAACAGTCCCTTGACCACCGTCAGACCTAGCCTCATTTGAAGCCACTAGAAGGATTTCCAACCCGGAAACAGGCTCCCTATAGGTTAGGATTCCGACGATGTCTTCAATGGCTTCAATGCCATCGAAGTAGTAAAGCCTAGCTGAGTTGTTCCAATCAATGCTTGTGGCGCTTAACGTGACGTTAGTTCCATCATCAGAGATGGCCCTTGTTCCATTGGCGTATACGTATTGCTGGTTAAGAGTCACCGCAAGCGTTTGACCTGATCCAGCACCAGCAGAACTAAACGAAAACGTGGGAATCGTGGTATACCCAGAGCCCACATCAGTGATAGTTACAGATGCAATCCCACCGTCAGACACTACAAATGTCCCAGCGGCACCACTCCCACCACCTCCAGAGATACCAAGGCTATAGCCAATCCCATTGGTGTATCCGCTCCCTCGAGCTGTAACCACAACAGACCCAATCGAAGAAATACTAGGATCGCTGTAAATCTGAGAACCTGAAGGAATCGCGTTGCCAGAGACAACAGGGACAACCAGGCTAGTAGAACTGGCCGTTACAGTCCGATAATCAGATGTGTATTTCCCTCCCCAGTTAGGACGGATTACACCCCAACGATTCTTGATAACAGACCTGTCAAAGAGACGATTGATAGCTTTAGATACAAATCCAGGCTCAAGATTAGAGCTATCCACTCGGTTAACAACACCGAGGAACTTTTCATCTGAGTCATAAACTCTAGGTGCGTCTGCCATTTAGCGAACACGAACGTTGATCTGTTTGGTTTGACCTTCCTGACTATTAACCTTGTCACATTCTTCCATCAGGGTTGTCTCTGCTAGACCGGCCCATACGGCTCCAAGATCGGCTTTACCATCAACCAGGAGCATTAGAGAGGCAGCATGTTGCGCCACAAACTCACAGAACCGGTAAGGAATGGTAGCGGGATCTGAAGTAAGACTTGGAGGGACAGTCCGATACTCAATCCAGACATAAGTCAACGGATCGATGATTCGGATCGTGTCCCCAATAAGATAGAAATTGACCGGAGTAAGATTGGTTGTGGTGCGAGGATCTTCAACGGTGATTCGGCAAATCTCACCAATCTCGTTTGTCCTGGCTGCACCAAGCTCATCTTCAAGCTTGTCAACATCTCGAGTAAACTTGGTAACCTCTCCCCAGTATTCGCTGAGGATACTAGTTGGTCCATAGCCAGCAGTAGTCGGTGAGCTTCCTACAGCGTAATAGCGTCCATTCTCCTGGAAATAAACCACCGTGCCAGGCTCATAAGAAAGCGTGTTGTCGTAGTTTGCCGCACTGTCAATGTCAGTGCATTTGACATACCATCCAGCCTCTACAACAGCACCAGACGCATCAGTGATAGGAATCTGACCATAGCTGATAGCCTTGATGGTCTTATAAAACTCACCATCGTATGGATTATAAAGAGCCGTATCAGCAGGATATTCGACATCAACGTCGTTCTCTGGATACGTAGCAAAATAGAACTTCTCAACTGCAACAGTCTCAGGCCAAGGAAACTTCTCCCAAATCTTACGTAGCGCCGTAGAGATAAACCCACGAAAGACGGTAGCCTCCTCGTTAGTAGGAGGGTAAACACGGCCTGTAAGCTCTACAGCCTTTTGCAGGACACTAGCGTAAGTGACAGTTTTCATCCCAGGGTAACCGTGACTTTCTCGGGGCCAGTCGGAGGATTCTTCTTTTTGTTGTCCAAGTAGGTTGTAACGTAGGCAATCAACGCAACTGTCAATCCTTCAATTACTCCGCTAAACTCAGGGTGTTTCCCAATCCATGCACCAGCCGAAAGGTAAACAGCACCTCGAATTGTGCTTTCCAGTTGGGCCTTTGAGAAGTCGCTCATAGCTTAGAAATAAGCACCTTGGTAACAACAGAAGCCAGAGCACCAACCGCAATGGCAATCCCAATGATTTTCCATTTGAACTCTTCGACCGCAATGACACGCCGATCAATATCTTTAAGCATGACGGATAAATCAGAAAGCTTCTCAAGCAAGTGCCGTTGATGCTCTTCAATCCTGGCTACTGCTACTTGTAAGATTTCTCGTTCATCCATATCTAAAGATCCAAGTGAGTTTGATGGCATATACATCGCCAAACGGTTGAGCATAACCATTAAGACCTAGGAAGTCCGTAGACGGCCCAAATCAAACCGCCTGCTGTTGCTGCCGTAGTTGTGATGCTATTAAATCGGCCCTCTACAACAGCCCCGGCTTTCCATACAACGGTTCCAGGCGTTCCCTCAGCGTTAGAGCTTCCCACAGCCGTTACGGTAATATCCGCTACGCACTCAAGACGGCTCCAATAGTTTCCCGTTCTTGCTGTAACCGTTGCGGCAGCGGCAGGAATCCAAGTTCCTCCATATTCGCCAGCCATTTGCGCTTTGAAGCTCATAAATTGTATTTCTGTGTGGATCTCTTGTTTTCTCCGCTATAACCAACCTGCAAGCGCGTACCTCCGCACTTAACCTTCAACTCTGGATGGACCTTCTCAACATCGTTGATGAAGCCCTTGTCTTTCCAGCAGTCGTAAGTTTTGAATTTCTTTCCCCAATAATGAAAATGAAATGGATCAATCCGAAGGCGATGGCGACCAACCCCCTCAATGGCCTTGGACTCATTGTTATAATTATGAGCGCCAATCCTTGCGTGGTTGATGCCAGACTGCACTTCCTCCATCTTGGCAGCGTTTACAAGTTCGTTAATGACGGCCTGCTTAAGCGGCCCGTCCATGCTGTCCAAAAGATCTGTGATGATATCCATTTTAATAAGGGGCCGGTAGGGAGGAGAAACCTACCGACCCCGACTTCAACCAATGCTTAGTTAACCGCGTTAAACATGCCCATTCCTGCGGGATTTTTTACCACAAGACCGCAGATGGCCTGGACAAGCCGCGCAGGTCCACCACCCGCATTAGGAAGCTCTTGAACCTCGGGAAGCTTGGCATAGCGAAGCTCCAACATCTCCATAGGCAAGATGTAACCCTTGTAAGCCTGAGGAGAGAACGAGGTGGCCAAAGGTGAGCCATTGGTGTTACCGATGAACGTGGTGGGGTGCAGTCGGATGGTTCCAAAGTCACCTTCAAACACGTCAATCGAGGAGGAGTAGACGCTAGAAGACAGTTCCTTGTTAAAGGTGCGAACAGACGATTGAGTGAACGTGTTAGCGGTTCCGTTCGTGGTAGACTTAGCATCGCAAAGCTGAGTGAACGCACGTTTCAGCGTGGTCCCAACAATAGCGTCATAGTCACGATACACGCCAGTCTCGCCATACATGGAAGCAAGGATGTCCTGGACTACAGTTTCAGTGATGTTGGAGGTGTTAGTTGCCGGACGAGAAGCGGCAGGGGTTTCAAAGCCAGACGTAGGAGCGCCAAGGCCGGTGGATACGTTGGTAGTCAACCAAGTTCCGAGAGAAGAGGTAAGAGTTCCAAGAGGAGCGTTGTTACCTGCAAAATAGTTCTGATTCGTGCAGGCGATTGAATGCTCAATATCGCGTTTCATTTCCACCATGCGCTTTGCAACGCCTTTGGCTGTCTCATCGCTCAGCCCTGCAACATTGGAAGTGTCTGCAATGAAACCGGTTCGGTGAACACGCCGGAACACCTGAGCAAGGTTATAAAGGCGGGTTCGGTTGGAGCTAGCGTTAGAGGTAGCATCAGCCGCAAAGGTCACATCAGCGCCATCAGCCACACCACCCGGCTTAGGATCAGTGTAATCGTCTACTTGCCAGCTAAACTGTTGATTTCCAAGGTCTTTTCCCTTTGGAATCATTGAGGTTAGCGGGGTTGATTTCGCATCTACGTTAGCGATATAGTCAGCCAACTCTTCACGGATGCCGACCTGGGTCGGCTGGATCATGCCTGGATTGTATGCCATAAAATTAAAGTCCCTTAACAAGCTCTGCTAGTGCTGACTCACTCTTAGTCTCAAAGAAGGTTTTTCTTGCGGCTGCTTTAGCGGTTGTCTCCTTGTCGGTCTTACCTACCGATGCTTTCGGCTGGGAAGGTTGCTTTGGAGCTGCTTTAGGAACCGCTGGCACCTTGTTCTGGTTGGCTTGCTTGGCTAGTCGAACCTTTCGACCTTCCAGAGCGTCACCAATCCAAACTTGGTATTCTGGAACCGATTTGAGCTGCGGTACCACTCTCAAGACTTGCTGAGCCTCGGTGTATTCCGTTGATCGAGTGTCTTTCCAGAATGGGTAAAGTGTCTCCGCTTGAGGCTTCACTTGATTGAATCGAGCCAGAAACGCTTCTCGCTCTGGAATCTGGATATCCAGGGAACGCTTGGCATTCTTACGAATGGTCCTAATCTGTTCCGCTGTGTATTCGGTTCCGTTTACCTCAACCCCATCCCGATTGTCCTCACACCACTCAACTAGGTTGTAAGCGATAGCCTTTTCGTGTTTCAGCTTCTCAGCGTCCCACACGTCAATGAATCGATTGTCTCCTGTTTGAACTGGTGCCGGTTCAGCAACCTTTTGCTCTAGCTCTTGAAGCCGTTGCTTGATCGCTTCTGCTTCTTTGAAAGCAGCCTCGGCCCGCTCTTCGGCTTCCTTAGCTCTCGCTGTGAGCTTGTCAAAACGCTTCTGAACCCTCGATTGCTCTTCTGGTTCCTCGGAAACTTCCTCTTCAGACTGTGAATGAGCATCGGATTCTGAATCATCAGATTCCGCCTCAACCTTTTCGTCAGAGGGTTGAGACTCTGCCGGATCTTCCTTTGCCTCTTCAGCAACAGGGGTTTCCTTTTGTTCCTCTTGTGCTCCTGAAAGTTGCGATTTAAGCAACTGTTCCAATGCCGCCTCTGGGAACTGGATCGGATTGAGTTTAACCGGAGCTTGTGCCGTGTTATTTTGGGGTGTCGCTTCCCCAGTTGTGTTTGTGTCAGCCATTGGGTCGCCATGCAGTTTTAAGCCATACAAGAAGGCTTTTAATGACCAAGGTTTCTCGGAAACCTAGAACCGTTGATGGCAACAAAACAAAAGCCCCCAAGCGTAGCAAGGGGGCTAATGCAAACCTATTAGAACCTATCCGGAGTTATTTTGATTTAGACGGCATCTTGAAAGGATAGTCTCCCCAATGGCTCAAAACAGGTTTAAGCCATGCGTATTGGTCAACGCCAGCAAGTGTCATTCGTGCAGATGCGCTGTAGTCCTCCGAGAGATACTCATAGACCCCATTACCGGCGGATTGGACAATGGGAGCCCAAAGTGATGGGAACCTTGATTGAAACCCTTCAACCTTGGCGTCCATGATCCACTTCACCCGATATTCTTCCGGCACTGCGTCTGTCTGGCAGATTTCCACAGTGTCCATGATTCGACTAACCGGGATAGCCACAAACCCAGATGCGAAGTAGGTAACAGGAACAAGCTCATCGATTCCGACTTCCTCGATAGGATTGCCACTCTTTGGCCTTAGAGCGCACCTAGGAGGAACATTGCGGCATGAGTATACCCCACAGATGGCCGCATTCTTCTCAAGCGCCAGCTCGCACATCCGGAACATCTCTTCCGGTTCAAATGTAATATCGTGATCGAGCTGCATCCAAACATCAGCCCCACTTTCTACAGCAACCGCCGTCTCCCTGGATCGACTACGTGAGATAAGCGCATCGTCCCTCACGTTTCTAAGGATGCAATCGCGCTTGTTCTTAACGATGTAACTCGTCAGAGCAATGTGCGTGTTTAGGCAAGGTCCAGGGATTCCACCGTAACTGTAAATTGTAATGTGTGTTTTCAATTAATGTATTCCTCCAATACTTCAACCATGTAGTTAGAAGCAGCCATTCTGCCTCTGTTAAAATGAGCCCCCGAGTCGGTTAGGTCTGGATTCAAAAGGCTGTTCCTATCATCAACCTCTAAGAGTTTTGCCAAGTCGATTACAGCTTTAAACAATCGGCTCTCCTTGCACTCTACGTTGATGATCTTATCGATTTCCTCTCGTGTCATATTAGCCAGTGATTAACGGAGTTTTGTCAGGGTGAACCTCTTTGTATTTCTCAAGCCATCCGCCAATGTCTACCTTCTGGCAGTAGACTTGAGACAGTGTGAAGATCGGCAAAATCATCAGCTCATGAGAGTAGATGTTTGTGAATGCATCAATAGCAATCTTAGGGCTAGCGACCGTGTGATGCTGAGGAGTCGCTCTCCACAGGTAATCATCAAAGATCATCAGCCCATCCTTTGCCAGAAGCTTCCAGGCCATGACTGCATCCTGGAGCGTTCCCTGTGCTGTGTGATTTCCATCTACATAGATGAAGTCAAACTGACCGTTTCTTCCTTCAGCAATTAGCTTAGCGAGAGAATCAGAGGAATCCCCCTTCATCTTCTTGACGATTCCAGACTTTGCATGAGCTGCAATGTTTCGGTCGAATCGACCTTCAATCACTGAGTGATCAACGGTCGTGTAATCAAGTTCACCGCTCCATGAATCCAGGCAAACTAACTCTTTGAGCCATTTAGCATGATCCAATAGGAACACGCTCGACATTCCTTCATAGCACCCAATCTCAAGGGCTCGCTTAGGTTTGTGATGCTCAAAAATCTGCATCCAGTTTTGAGCATGCTGCAAATGCCATTGAACGCTAAATTCAAATGGGCTTTTGGTTTCTGTTTTCTCCTCTGTAGTTTCCATGTGTTTGTTATGCTTGAACTGCGTTAGGATCAACCCCTAGGCGTCCAGTTACTGCGTTTTGTTGTTGCTGAACCGAGAAGGAAAGATTCTTGAAGTAATCCTCAAGATGCTTTTTGAAAATCTCATCTCCCTTGTTTACTGCCTCCATGTACTTGGGATTACTCTGCATAATCTGCTGAGCAAACATGAGGCGAGTTTGTGCTGCTGGGTCATTCTCCCGAAGCTTTGGAGGATTACCCGAGAACATCAAAAGAATGTCATTGTTAGTCTCATCAAACATCTTCTGTGTGGCGCTGGCCTTGTCTAAGACGAACTCTTGAGCAAGCGTAGGATCAATGAGACGAACCAGGCCAGGAACGATCTTAGCCCAGTCCAAGACACCAGCTCTGTCAGCCGGTCCAATGATCTGAGTGATAGCGTTAAGCTTCTCTGTGACTAGATCGCTCTGAAGCTCACGAACATCGAAGCGAATAGCGATATCAAGCTCCTGCTCCTCCTGTGTAATCTCAGTATTGATGCCGGTGATACGTGCAACCTCTTCAACTCCGAGATACTGAACGCTCAAAGATAGGACCTGCTTAAAGGCTTCAGTCCATCCGTGTAGGAATGCATTCACATTGCGCTGCTGACGCATCTGGGATATTGCAGGAGGAACTTTCTCGGTAGCCCTACCGAAATACTTGTCAACTTGCGCCTGGATGACATCCAGAAGCAGGAAGGCAACATTAGGCTCCCTGGCCGGAGGATTCATCCATGAAATCTCACCAGCTCTAAGCACTGGAACCTGAACCGCTGGCCCAATCTTAAGAGTTCCCGCCCTAGTCTTAGGAACTTGAAGCGGTGGAATGGTAGAAATGGACGTATAGTCGAAAACAGAATCCCGCTGCGCCTTGGCTTCGTTCTGCCAGGTGTAAACGATCTCAGGAACTCCTCGGCTCTCTACAATCTTACGGTGGATGATCTCAGAGCGCCAGATAACAAACGGATATTTTCCATGATCATAGTCTAGAAGCTCAAACTTACCCCATTTATCAGGAACATGGGGAGAGAATACCGTATACCACACCCCAGGCACATCATCTTCATCGAAAGACTTCTGATAAGCGTAAACAACCTCAATAAGTTTGCTCTCATCGCCAGCCAATCCGGTTGCAGAGATGTTAAAACTGTCAACTGACGTTGTGCTACCAGCCTTCTTGATTGCTACATCTGCCCACTCTGCGTCCCACTCATCAGTTTCGACCTTCTGACGGACTTCAGCCTCACTCATGAAGCAGCGACGGAAGACAACCCGCGCACTTTGAATGTCTGTGGTCTCTGGTGGGAACGAGAGTTCTTCGTAAGGCGTCAAAGCAGAGATGCACGCCTGATTTTTAACCATCTTAGGAATAGGGAACGAGCATTTACCCTCTTTCCTAAGCTCTCGGATGGCTTTGACGGCTCGCTTCTTCTTAATGTGGTTAAAAGCACCAACGAAAATCTCTGCAACTTGGTCCTCTGCCTCTGGATTCATGATAAGATCAGGCAATTCAGCGAAGATCGAACCAGGTTGAGCCTGCTGAGCCATGGCAATCACATCCTGCATACTGACTTCATGCTCAACTTGACCCATTTCTTGTTGCCAAGTGATGTGAGCCCCTGACCAGCCATAATGCCATCGGTATTGGCTAGCCAGCTCAACCTCACGCACCATCTCAGCGTGTAGGTTCTGACGAAGCATCCAATCCATTAGGGCATGAGAAGCGGCAGCGTCGGCGGTTTCGGTGAACTTATTAGGCGAAACCTTGCACGTAGATCGCCAGTAGCTCGTCACGTCCAGGTCAACTAGCGAGTTGATGACCTCATCGGCAATATGAATCCTGGTATCAGACGCCCCCTCCCATGGAAACGATCCAGCCTCGCCTTGATTCTTGGCGTGCTTCTTTCCGTCCACCGTTTGACCTGCCCACCTGCAAAATCGTGTGTTGTCGATGTTATCAACACGGTCAAGGACACCGCTATGTGCAGAAGACCTAACAAGCTCTTCGTTAAGCGCGGAAATATTCGGCTTCTTGGTATCAACCTGAGCCATGTCATCCCGCGATTCTGTAATTGTAGTCATAATTTAATTTGAAAAACTCGTTCGATGTCTTCTTTTCGGTAATACCCGCGAAATTCTTTTGAGCCACCAGGATTGATGATTGGCAGAACCCCAGCTTTGACCATCTTGGTAATCTGCTGTGGGTTAACCCCTGTGATCTCCACTACCTGGCTTATCCGCAACATGCGCGGGACTTTTTCTTGTGTGTTAATAGCTTCCTCCTCCTACAGTTGAGAACCCACCGGACCCGACATACTCTAAGCTCGAAGTCAAAAGCATCCCCAGGCAGTCGATAGGATCTTTGCTGGCCCCTTTATCTCCATCCATGCCCGTATGCTCAGCAAGGCACCAAATCAGATTATCACAGTCGTCTACAATGTAGAGACGCGGCTCGTTGACTGTGGATAGTGGCTTGGTGGCGTCGTAGGCTAGAGCATCATTGATAGCAGAGGATCGTTGATCTACCACCACCCCTGGAGCTGGTATCACATACATCCCTGTGTCGTGATCGCTATCAGTAGCTAGAAGATCAATGAGTGTGGTTCCTCCCTCCAAGCTTAGTGAAGGAGTCCCGCCTGCTTTAGGATCAATCAACCTTGCAACAGGTTCTCCGCAGCCAAGCTCGCTTTCAACGTCTCGAAATACTTGTCGCCACTCTGGGAATCCCTTGCCTGCACCAGCCATTTGAGCCGGACCCTTCTTTCCATCGGGTTTGTCCCCCGAAAGCGCCCATTCGCCATGATTGCGGAAGTCAGGGAACTCTTTGATAACAACAATTTTTCCGTCTTCATAAAAGTTCGCCCAAAGGATGAACCAATTCCTACGCCCAGCCGGGTCAATGATCATGTAGGTAGAGCCACCCGGCGGTATCTTCTCCCTAGGAATGCAATGGACTTGAGGATTGAACCTGGTAAACGCCTTCCCTGTGGTATCAGTAGCCCAACCGTAAGCCCTAGTTAGAATCTGACCTGTAGGAGCACCTGTAAGCTTTTCCTTTACCTCTGAGTAAGGGTTGAAAGGATTATCAGCAGAGAAGAACCAGACAGTTCTCCTTTGAGGATTCATTCCGATCATCACCTTAGGTGCCTTGCCTGCTGGCCATGTGGGGAACGCCTGGCGACCCTCTAGCAAGTCAGCATCACCCCACTCGATAATCTTACCTCCTGCCGTAAACTCCTTGTAAACGCTCGCAACGCCCTCAAGAGGTGTCTGGGTAACCAGGAGTTTACCCTTACGAGTCCACAAGCGCGGTCTAAGCGTATCAATCCAACTCTGAGGCACCAACTCGTCACACCAGATGATGTCTGCCTCCCGGCCTTCAATCGTCGCTATGTCCTGAGTGTAGTTAAGGAATGAGCACCTAGAACCGTTGGGTAGAATGAAGCTCCTATCTGTGAATCCGTTCTTCCTGGAATAGTTAAGATAGGCAACCCTACTTTTCTTAGTCGCTCTTAACTCTGGAGGCAAAAAATGATAGATGGCAGGTTGCTGAATCTCCACGCTTGTATCCCTAGACGTATGACAACAGATCGCGTTTGCGTTCTCCTTAGCTACTAGTGTCTTGATGATCTCCCGACCTGCCCAGAGTGTTTTACCGGCTCGGTTCCCACCACTAATCAGCATCTCCTTACACTCTAGCCAGTTCTTATCAGCCATCTCCCAGTGAGGAGGAACGTATCCATGCCGCCAAGGGTCAGCCTTCTGGAGAGTAATAAGCATCTCCCTATCACGCTTAAGATTCTTAGAATCCTTCCATCCAGGTTGGATCTTCTCGTAGAGAGGTGAAAATGACTGACTATTCCACCAATCATCTGAGCACTTATCGCAACAAAACCACTTCTGACGCTCCGTCCCTTCATGAGCAACCGAATGCACCGTCAACACGATAGGCTTATCGCATGACATGCATTGGCGGTTAGTAATGAAGCGGGGATCAGTCATGCTCTACAGGCTTATCCTTCTTAGGCCATCCACCTGGAGGGCATCCTCGACGCTTAACTAGCGTAGTTGAGCCAATCGCTTTGGTTTCATTGTCTACACTAACAATGTTAGGCTGTACTATGTTTACAGCCAAAAACAGAGAGTTAAGCACCACCACCGCGCTGATGATTAAATGCCTCTCGGCCCCGTTTAGGGTGTATCCATTATAGTAAGCCTCAAGTATCTCCTTGGTTGCCCCAGGAGAATCAGGCCTCCACCCCATGCACACCATCTTTGCTAGCTCTAGGTGGATGTTCAATCCTCCTCCTCTTCATCCTCAGGCCTGTAAGCCTTCTTACGCTTAACGAGCTTCACCAGGCCATGCTCAGTTAGGACATCGTTAATAACGTCATCCACCCCACGCACACTCTTACCATACAGCCCATGCTGCTCTAGGGTTTCCTCAAAGCCTCGTTCTTTGCGTTTCATCGTTTCACCCTTCCAATGCCTGCCGATAATCCACGAGATACCCCAGTAACAATAGGCTTCAAGTAAAGCTGAACCTTCTCCCTATCCATCGCCCCTTCACTATCCGCAATCATGACCACCGTATCCGCTATCAACGCTATATTACCATCATTCCTAAGCTCCTTAATAGGTAACCTCTTCGCCACAATCAAAAAGTCCTGCAAGATGATCACAGGCTGCTCTGACATCAGCCCCAACTCCTCAGCCACTACCTCAAACTTGCCCACATCCCCAGGATGATCAGTCAACCACGCAACAGATCCACCGTAGGCAGCACTATAAGAAGCCAACTGCCACCGCTGATAATTACGATCCCCTACAGCAGTCACGCACCCAGTCACAAGTATACCCAGAATCAGGTATACACCGATAGATTTAAGTATTTTCATAAATCACCCTCAATCATCAGAAACATCTGATAGCTCTCACAAGCTGTCGGTTTCACAAAGTAATGATAGTTCTCCATCCATGTCTTGGGCTTAAACCCCACAGGAAAGCACTTACACTTGCACCTAGCCTCCTTCCACCTCTTAAGCTGAGCCTCAGGCCCATCCTCTAAGGTTCCGGTCAAATCGACATTCCGTCCCAGCAGATCGTTTATTAGTCTCATAATTGATTCCTCTCCGCTATCTCATCTTCTAGGTCACACATCAAACACTCTATTGCCATGAACCCCTCAAAATCATGATGCCAGGGCACTAGGTGGAAGGCTAGGCTGTTCAACTCTCCATTAGTCAGCCTCCAGAAGGGCCTATCTGATACGTTTATGAGCTTCATGCCTCAACTCCTTGCGAAGCCTCTTTAATATGCTTCCTGGCCCTCTTAACCACCTGGAAGGTAATCTGCCTAACCCTCTCAATGGTTACTCCATATCGCTTGCCTATAGCAGCATACGTCTCAGGTTGGCCATCCTCACTATATACCCCACATCGCCTAAGCAACATCTCCTTGTTTCTCTTACTAGCCCCAGGCAATCGACGTATCATCTCAACCACATCAATATCATCAACATCTTCATAGAGATCGGTTTGCATATATTTTATGGTTTGGATAACCCGTCAGGCAAAATCTCATCAATCAATCTGCCAACCCCCTCCCCCCATCCTGTTGAATGATGTACTCGCACAACATCAGTTATGTTTGCTTCTTGTCATCTACAATCACTTGAGCATCAACTACTTGACTCTTTGAAGCCTTAGATTCCTGAATTCTCTTCGCAATATCGCTGTGATTCATGCTTGTGTGGATCTGGAGAGACATTGATGTAGGCTGTCCAGTCATCACTTGAATTTTATCGATTAAAATTCCTGTCGATACGGGAACGTTATAAGCAGGCATCTCATCCATCCCATTACCTGCTAGACGTTTAGAACCTTTCCAAGCTGCTATTTGAAGGAACTGAATGACATCTTTACGCCAGTCATCATCATTCTCAGGATAATCATCAGGAACCTCTACATGTCTGATAAGCTTACGATTAGCCTGATTAGTGCCTAGAGAGAGACCATTCTTGAGGCTAGATATCGATTTGCCGGTGAGGTCAGCATCTACAAGTTTATCAATCGCATCCTCATCTAGAGATGCATTATGATGTACTTTGATGGACTTAACCTTAGACATGAGAGAAGTGTTAGGCAGAGCCTAATTATCCTTTGATGTAGTAGGGTGGAAGGGGTTATTTATAATGTGTAAGGGGAAACCGGGAGGTGTGCCAAGGTTATTAGATGAAATATGTGGTGAAGTGGATAGAATTAGGGGCGAAGTGGAGTTGATGGGCTTATGGCTATTCCCTACAAACATAGTGGTAAAGCTTGGTGTGGTGTATGGTCCCTTGTCTTCTAGTGATGCTAATACCCTGTCGCATGCACCTTCTAGTGAGCTGGTATAGTCTGCCTTAAGCAAATCGAAGATAGCCTGCTCCTCTGCTGTGGGCCATCGATACATGTTTCCGCAGTATTCACCCTCATTCATAATCAAAATGCGTTGTAGGCCATACCTAGGCTCAAGAAACAGGGTTACAGGCTGTATGTCTGATAGGCTTTTGATCCCTATCCTTGGTCTTAAGCTCCCTAATCTGGTTAGCCTGGAACTTGAGTTCATTCTCAAGCCATTCAACCCTGAGCTTTAAAGCCTCAATCTGAGAGTCGATGTATACTTTATCAGTCTTGAACATGATCAGAACCCAGTTGCCCCACCAAAGAACCTATTCGTTGAAACCGTAGTATACCCTACAGCTAGCGTTGTAAACGTGTTTGTTCCGCTAGTAATAGACCCGTTAACGTTGGTAGATGTCACGGTATAGTTGTAAACCGTTGATGGGGTGAGACCTGAGAGAAGGATCGCATGATATCTTACAAGGGCTGTATCCATTGATGTGCTGGTTCCATTATAGGTAACCTGGCTAGTTGCGCTCTGATCTGTGGCCCAACTGATTCTAGCAGAGTTACTTGAGACTAGAGTGTGTTGAATACTAGAGCTGTTAGCCGTGGGACTAGTGGGGGGCGGGGTAAATGAGAGGGGATGCGTCCAATAGTCTGACGTGGACAGATACATGTTACGAGTATCAGCCTCTAGGTAACCGTCATATTGAGTAGCCCCAATATCAGCGGCAGAAGCCTCGGCATTACCAAACCAGTCTTGAGGGGTGTATAGGGTAGTCAGAGCCGCTCCAACAGCTCCAGAGGCTAATGGGGTCCAAAACCTACCAGAATTATACCCAGGGAACCATGTGGAGGCGGTTAGAGTATAGCTAGAGTTCAGCACATCATGGGTTCCATCAGGATCACCTACCACATCCTGGTTCTTATAGTTGTAATCAGCGTTAACTGTTACACCGCCAGCATCTAGAATGGTCTCGTAGCCTGAACCGGCCCAGATGATGTTATTAGTGACTACGAGATTACCTGGACCACTTACATTGATGCCAACCCTAGGAGCAATCAGGGTGTTGTTGAAGATGTAATTGGTCTTCCCTGAGTTATACATGTAATTGACGATTGCACCACCGCTAGAGCCATCAATGCCACCGTTACCATAGACCAGATTACCTCGAATGATGTTGCCGGTCGTGTCTCCTGTGCCGTCGTATAGCTGAATACCCCAACAAACATTGGAGTTAACCACATTGTATTGGATGATGTTATTTGACCCACTCACATACATCCCATGATCCAGGTTCAACCGCGCCCCACAATTGCGAATCAAATTACGCTCGATAGTAGATCCACTCCAATTGTGTGATTCGATCCCCTGGCCTGTGTATGTCCCAGAAGTATTAGTCACCCAGGCTGGATCACCTCTTCCAGCGTTCTCAATCTTACAGTTCTTAATGGTCCATCCATGGCCGTTGTATTTAAGCCCACTCAGATAACTAGAGAAAATCCACAGCCCATCAACCGTATTGGTGTGATGATTATCTAGGAATCGAAGGCCGAACGCTCCAGAGTCGCCTACAATCTTAGCTCCCCACTTGTTGATTGATTGAATGGTGATGAATGAACCAGTGCCAGAAGCATAGCTGCCATAGGTGCCATCCCCTAGAAGCAAGGTATCACCGCTCGCAACAGTGCTCTGAGCAGTCGCCCAGCTCCAGGCATTGGCTAGGTTAGCCCCAGTAGCGGCACCCGCACCAGTTGGCGTGACATAATAGGTTGCAGCCTGAGAAGCAAAGGAGAGTAGAAATAGAATCAGAGTGAGCCTAAAGCGCATGGCAAACCCCTAGCATAGTCTAAAATATAGGTCAACCTATACTTGTTAGTACGTACTAACATTGCTATAGGCCGGGGGTTGCTATAGGCTTAACCGCATGAAACTTAAATCTCTCCTAGTTCTACTCTTCTCCCTAGCCCTCTCATCTAGTGCTCAATCAGCAAACATCCTCCTAGTCTGGGAACCTCCCAATGCCACGCTTATCGAGCATGTCAGGCTTCTCAAGTATAACATCTATTCTGGCCTAGACGGTGGACCTATCACCAACCTAGTGGCTACCACAACAAATCAGAATTACACGATTACCAACATGGTCCCCGGCAACTACAACCTAGTTGTAAGAGCCATCAACGTATGGGGCAATGAGAGTGTTCCATCCAATGTCCTTACCTTACCCGCATACGTGGCACCTGGAGCGCCTATAGCTTTACGTGGCACATTCCAGGGCACGTATACGATTGAGATTAAGTAGAGCGGATCTTGGCTAAAGCCTCATGCGCCTGACAACAAATGCACCATTCCTCCGGATCATCGCTTAGGTGCGGTTCACAGCCTTTCCATTTGTAATCCTTGCCGCTGCCCATTCCTGGAACAATCCAGCAAGGGCATGCTGATTTCTTAGCAATCACCTCCAACGCCTCCACCGCTGTGGCGAGTTTGGCGCGGAGGTCGTCTTCGATGGGGCGGGTGTTCCAGACCTTAATTGCATTCTTGGTTGGCAATTCAGGGTCTCGCTTATATCCAACAACAGGAATCCAGTTCCAGAAATCTGCGCTGCTGTATCCCATTCCGCACTTACAGGATATTCGGTAAAACTCGGTGCAATTATCCGACGTTGAGTTGTCGTGAACATAGCCCATTGGCTGCTGCCCACATCTGTGACACGGTCTCAATTCATCACTCATTTTTCTCCTCTGGTTGTTTTGATCCCGAAGCAGATTTCGGGATCACTTCTTCACAGTCGCAAGCCATGCATAGGAATTGCCTCCCGGTGAACACGATCCACACCATTGGGTAGATATCGTGGCACATGTCGCACTCCTCAAGGCTTCCCATCCACACTAGGTCTGGCATTTGTAACTTTCTCAATCGCATCCCTAACCCTCTGCACATCGTCTCTTAGGTCCATATCTTGCACCAGTATCACCTTTGTCTCGGTGTCATAGTCAGCCCTGATAATGTGCCCATAGTGAGGGTCTTTGAATTCAAGCTTTACGATCATCTCTTGACCTCATCGCTAGGCTTCCCAAGTGCCTTGCGTGCGTTTTCAATGTCACTCCAAAAGCTGTTACCGTCAGCCCAGCTCAGTATGCCGTCGGCTTTACGCATCGCCTGCTCGAGCTCGCGGATCCTAGCCTCCAGCCACTGCACATCCTCGTTTTCGGATGCTGCCGATTCTCCCTCGCATTTCAGGAGCCATTCCAGCTCGCGGATGCGGGCTGTGTGCGCAAGGTTCTGCTCTGCGAGCCTAACAAGTTGGTCAAGCGCAACCAGTGACCTGCTAGCCTCCAACTCCCTCACCCTCTCGCGGAGTGTGGTGAGTTCATCCTTAGTGTCTTCTCGTAGTTCTGTGTAGTCCATAGCTATTCCCATCCTTTCGGCAGCTCAATGCGGTGCCAGTCGAAGCTGGCGAACTCATCCTCCTCGATTTGATTAAGTGAGTGACTTCGAAACACCAATGAGCCGTTCTCAAGCTTCGAGACTGACCCGTAAACAATCCAGATAGTAGGGCAACCCTCCAGCGTGTTTCCTCTAACCGACACATTCAGCGAGTGCCTGCACAAATACCTTCCAGGTTTCGTTGGAACCTCACTCATAAACAATCTCCTCGGTTTTCATTGGGTGCATCAGGTAGGGGTTGGCTCTTGGTCACCTCATAAATCGCGGGGTGTCTGTGAGACATGAAACCGGTCCTGCCGTTTCGAGTGTGCAATGTTATCTTAATCCGCCTTGGAGCCGACGCGCCGATCTCAACCCTCACGCAATACCTGTGAGCGGCCAGGACTAGCCTTGTGAGCTGATCAAAGTCGTATGTTGAAAGTCCATCCCACACGCTAACCCACCACCAAGACGCCGATTCCTTGTGAATGTTCCTGACGTGGTGAATACCTCTGAACGCATGAGCTAGGACGGCCTCCATGCGATCCTCGGTTGTCATGCTTTCCCACTCTTCGGCCTCTACCTTTTCGATTGCGGTGTTGCTCATTTCGCTTTCCTCTCTCTCGCGTGACGCTCGCATAGTTGTGTCGCTTTCGCCTTAGTAACAGCCTCCTCATTGAGGAATTCGCATTGGTATTTGGCATACCATCCACCTCCAGTGCATTCCGAAATCATGTATTCCATGCACTTTGACTCAAAGATGATCGGTTTCCATTTGATGCGTTTTGGTGTTTTCATATCTGAAAATCCGAAATCGAAGGTTGCCGCTTCTCCGTAAAATCGAACATGTCGGAGATGCCTTGAAGGTAAGCGGATGATACCAGGTCTTGAATCGAAAGGCTCTGAACATTTCCGCCCCAGAACCTAACAAGATTAGACGTTCTTCTATCCGCTAGCCTGCGGCTTCCTTCCGGAACCTTATTCCATCTGACTTGGCATTTAGTTTTCATCCCTTAGCCTTTCTCGCTTCTGGATTCCACCAATCAGGCTTGGGGAATCGATCTGAAAACTTGATCTCGGATTCCTCTGTATGCTCAACGTCGTCAGCCTCAGGCCAGAACTCAAGGACTTCAGGCAGTGACCGCACATAGGCAATTACGATGTTGTAGCCATCACCGAATCCGCTGCACCAATACGGTCCAGGTGGTGGCCACTTAACCGGCCTGTAATCATCCTCGTTTGCTTTGAATCTGCATCGATACCAGTTTGGTGGTTTCACTTGTTAGCCTTTCCCGCTTCGTAGCCTGCGTTAAACATGATCTCCGCTGACTCAATCGTTACAGACCTACGTTTTCCGCTAATGATGATGTCAACTGTTCCAGAACTCATGCTCTCCGGTCGCTGCGTTTTCTCCACCCACTCCTCAAACGCTGTCTTCGGTGCGGGAGGCAGATCGGCGGGAGGCTCGCAGGGGGACCAGTGGGTCCAGCCTTGGCTTTTTGAGTAATGATCAGAATCCTTATTCCAATACCATGGGGTTGGGGATCTCTTTTCAAGATTCCCATACCATACAATGGCATTTATAGCAGGCGGATCGCTCTCAATGCTGCGCCAGGTCATACAGTCACCTCATTACTTTCAATGCTCTCTATGGGATACCACCAGGTATTCCCGTTCGGCAGTTCAACCGCCAGCTTGTCCGGATATCCGGATGCTGGGCCGCGAGATATCCCTAGCCCTACGTATCTGCCTGGATTGTTCACCTTAACTTTAGACCCGTATGGGAATTCAGCCTTCGAATATGTCACCAAGGCTTCATAGGATGCTCTGAACTGCTGAAGTGTTTCGTGCGGTATCACCTCTCCCCCCTTTCCTTATCAAGACGGGCGAGGATGGAGTCGGCGAATAAGATAACGCCCACCGCACACTTGTTGTGATAGCCATCCGCGATATCAGATGCATCTATGCTACTAGCAATCTGCCCTATGAGCCATTGGCGGTAGGTCATGCCGTTGGCCCCTGGCCCTCCGTCGTTTGGAAACGCTGGTTGATCTCCTGAGTTCATTGCTTAATCACCTCCACAAACTCGACGGCGGATTCGGAGCACCAGGAAGGATTCGCTATGCGTTTCGCAGCATCTGGCGACTCGCCTACGTTTCCGATCCTCCCGTCATCACAGAAATTCACCCACACCCGCCTAGGCTCGCGTTTAAGGCGGAATAGTTGCTTATTATCCAGACAAGCTAGTGTTTGGTTTTCGGGTCCAGACATCGGCTTTCTCCAAACGTCATCTGTTCCTTTCAGCTCCACCCTATCCCAGTTCTCAATAATATCGAATGCGTGTGCGTATTTGTTCATTGGTTTTGTCTCTTGGTTGGGGACTTATTCGCTATCTCTAGCTTCAGATAGCATGTCTTCAAGGTCTGAAACCTTTTCCTCAAGCTCCTTGATCCTGGCTCTAAGCTTATTCTCAATCGGTCTACGGCTCCATTCTTGCAGTGTAAATTCGGTCTCTAGGTAAACATCATTCTTATCAGTGATGCACTGACATCCGCAAACCCATGCATGATTGATCCACTTAGATTGAGCTGCTTTACCGCAGAAAGGACAGTCTGGTAAAGTGGGACACTCATACATTCCGTAAGTTCTCTGAGCGTTATAGAATGCAACCTTGGCCTCATCTTTAATCTTTTGATCTTTCTTAGCTTCTTCCAAATCCCGCTTCATCTCTTCACTGATCTTTGGTTTCATAGGTCTTTGAGGATGTCTAGAATCCCGGTTCTGCAATGTCCTAGAACCGAAACAATATCATCCTGCCTCCTTGATGTCTCATAGTCGTAATTGTCTCTGGCTTCTCTTCCATTGGTTTTGCAGTCCTCTGCGTAATTGCTCCACTCTTTATTAAGGGTCTCCAACCTAACCTTGATTTGCTCTTGAGTCATAATCCCTTTATGATGTTTATGAGGTCCTGCTTGCACATATACGTTTGAAAGAAGCAGCCCTCTACAAACGCTCTATTTATTCCACTGTGTCCGGAATCCAGCATCGCTAGTTTGTTTTTATCCACTTGCATTGATACTTCCCATCCTTCAACCAACTCCTCCAGCCTCTCTTTGATTTGTTCTTGGGTCATATGTTCCTCACCTCTTAATCGACAGCAGCGCAATCCAAGCCTCCCTGCTTATCGGCCTGGCTCCAGTCTCACGCCTAGCTATGGAGACACGGGAGACGCCTAGGAGGGAGGCGACGTGTGCTTGCGTGCCTCTTTTCATGCGTTCACGTTTGTAGGCTTTGGGGGTCATGGGTTATTGATTTGATCTACTGTAACCACTGGCTACATAAAGGCAAGGATTATTTTAGACCTCTTCTCCTTTTTCTAGTGTGACCTTGCAAATCATCCAGTTAGCACTGCATCCATCAAGCCTCTGATCTTCGATAAAGTCCCTGCAATGCTGTTTTGCCATCTTGATATGATCTCCAGGCACCCAGCATTTGCCGTCTTCATCCCACCAGCATGCGACCCATTTCCATTTTGTCTTCATCTCTTTAAGATTGTTTGGAGGGGGGTTAGTGCATGGGAACAAAGGACTCTTCTCTAGTTCCGCATCGAGCGAACTTTCCTTGAAGTTCAATTGCCGCTTTTATGTAAGCTTCATGGGCCTCGATCTCGGAGCTAAAAAGACCTAGATGCTTTTGCTTTCCAGGACCAAATCCCATGGGGCTTGGAACCTTTATTCCAGAAGCCCATTTTCCGCGCAGTTTGGTAACTCCTTTATATTTAGAATGCTTCCAGTTTGCTAACTTGGATCGATTGGACATGTTTTGTGATGCGTTACACACCCTCAAATTTCGCCTTCTATTATCGAGTCCATATCCAGACTTGTGATCAACGGATTCTCCTTCGTTGGCTCCGGTTATTAGTCGATGAAGTAAAATGTGATGCTTTTTCCCAGTTGAAGCGCAGGTGAAATAAACTGATGCATACCCCTTGTTGTGAAATGTAATGTTGAAAGCCTTAATACTTTCAAAAACATCATCATCCACAATGACCCGCTTGGTTGTGTTTTTGTACTTTATTGGTATTATTCTCATTGTTGTTCTTTTGGAGGATAGTTTCTTTGAGTTAACTGGGTTTCTTCTGAGCATGGTCCCCCTACTTAGAGGGGAACCATGCATTTGGAGATCGTTTCTTTTGAGAAACTTGGGATCCCTTTCACACGGTTTTCCAGTTCCTGGTGCGGTGGTCTGTCTTGCCTACACCTGGCCTTCTTTTCGCAGGCCATAGAACCTTCTTCCACTAGCATCATTAAGGCACCCCGGTCCGCCACAGGTGCCGCCACCCCTTCGGATCACATCGCCCACTTGAGTTATGTGTCTTACGCGGTTGATAGCGCGAGAAAGAGTCTCGCTCGTCTTAGAAAGCTTGGGGATTCGGGATTAAGCCGGTCGTTAGACCACGAGCGAGAATAAAGTCATCCGAATCCGCCATGCAGTTTCTAAGGCTGCCACCAACAATCTGACCGTAATACCGTCTTCCTAAGATGTCAACAACGTCTTACTAAGAATCTACAAATATCTCTAGCTTTGGGGTGAATCCCTTGGAGTTAATCAACTCCACAACGTCGCTCAGCTCTCTGGCTGAAAAGTCGTATCTCCTTGATACTCTTTCAATAGCCTCGTCGCTTGTGACTCCATAGGATTCAACGTCGAACTCAAATGACAGTTTAATTGTTACTGTTTGTGGGATTGCGGCACTCATCTCAGGTATATAGGGTTAACAATCATTGGGGTTTTCATTGTGTTTTAGCCTAAAAACAGGCGTCTGCTCAGGTATATATACCTACTTCGTATACCCCAGCTCAGCCTTCAGTTGCTTCTTCCTAGCAATCAGCAGTCTCCTAGGCTCTATGTCCTGAGGCTCAAAGATGGTTTCTAGGGCACTCTCAGAGGCTCGACCCCTGATTTCCTTGAGCTGAGCTTCCACTAGCTCCAGTTCCTTCATCTTGGTAAACTTTGAGGTTCTTTCCTCGATAGGATTAGATTGAAGGCACGTAGGAAGGCCCTGATTTGAGCCATGGTATGGCCTAGGAGGCGTTTTGATCTCAAATAGCCCCTGCCACCCCTGGCGGATGCTCTGATCGATTATAGCGATAGCCGTAGGTATGGGCATTGATGACAGCCATTCGAGCTGTTTCTTAAACATTAGGTCCCATCTCTTAACTTTCTTTAAAGACATCCTAAACTCTACCCACTCAGCCCATGCAATCCGGAAGTTCTCCGAGTCCAGGCTAGGGGGGATGTCTGTTAGGGGGTCCATGGTGATCATAGGGCTAAAACTTCCTGAGCCATCCTCTTAGCTGCAATCTCACAATACTTCTCCTCTCGCTCGATCATGACGCACTTGCGGCCTAGGTCTTTGGCTGCGCGGCCTGTGGTTCCTGAGCCTGCGAATGGGTCTAGGATGGTTTTTGGATCGCTTGCCAGGGTTATACACCAGGCAATCACATCTAGAGGCTTCTGGGTGGGGTGGGATCGATCCTCGCCTCCCTTGCGAAGCATGCCATTCCACATGTGCCGCTTGATCCTTAGGGCTGATCCAAGATTGTTCCATGCAAGCTCCCCGTCGGCGAAGTCACCGGAGTTTTCCTTGTCCCATACCAGAGGCCCAGCGCACGGCGGAAAGTCGAAGTAGTTGCCGCCCCAGATAATCGACTCCTTGCATGCGGATATCGCCATCTGCAGGATCCATGGAGCTGGCCTCTCTGAATCCCAGTTTGATGCGCCGTAATCCTTCGCGCTGGCTGCGTTTGATCGGCTCAGGATTCGCTTTTGGTTATCCGCACCAATCCCATACGGCGGATCTGTCAGCAGCAAATCAAACCTCCCCAGGTGCGGGACGATCTCTCTGCAATCGCCGTGGTATAGCGTCACCGCGTCGTCTTGATAATAGGGTTTAGGTAACATTGAAATTTTCTCCCCCAGGCCCGAAGGCCCAGGGGGTTGGGGTTAGCCAGCGGGAGGGGGTTCGACGGGCTTCACGATGTCGGCGATCTCTTGCGAGCGGTCCTTAGCCTCTGCGCTCGACGTAGCCAACCCGGCGATCAGAGCCGCGATGTTCTCGGGGATCTCGGCATTGTTCGCCGCTTCCTTCAGTGCATCGATCTCGGTCTTGAGACCAGCCACAAGGGCGTTGATCTCAGCGTTTCCCTCGACCAAGTTTGCAATCGTCTTCGCCTGGTTCTCCTGCGTTTCCGTCAACTTTGATACTGCTTCGTCCTGTTTCATTTGATGGGTCCTAATTTCGCTCAGTTGTTGCTCTAGTGCCCGGTAGTGGGAGCGGTTCCACCATCGGGAAAGTTTTTGGAGGAGGCCGATGTTTTCCGCCTTAGCTTGATTGCGCTCGAGAGCCCAGACCGCCGATTGGATCGATCCGAGTTCCTTGCAGATTGCCGCGTTGGTTCTCTGGAGTCGGTCGCACTCATGATTGAGCCTCTCAAAGTGTCTTCCTGCTTCGAATTCGTTCATGATTTTTCTTCCTTCCATTCCCGTGCCGCCTCCTCAAACCCCAGGGCCTTCTTAATCGTTTCAACAATTGCCATCTGTGTGATGTAAACCTCATTTGCTTTCCGAACCTCCGAAGGCGGTTGGTCGTAGCTCATAGAGAGATTGTCGAATCGTGATTTTGCCATTTCGAGTTGGCGCTTGGCTTGCGCGAGTTGGTGGGGGAGGGAGGTCATTTCAGAATCCTCAAATCCTCAGGCCTGCATGACTGAGACGTTGCGCCGTCCCATCCAAGCTTCTGAACCTGCTTGTCGAACTTCACGAATACATACTTCGCGTTAGTCGATGAAACGTTCCCGAACTCATATTGAGATTCGTCGCATCCTATGAACGGCTGGTAGCGAACCCTGATCCCTTGGGTGAAGTCGGTTATTGCGTTCACTCCCACACCTCCTTAGTCAGATCCAACATGAGCCCGTGGAACTGTTCCAAGTTCGTGACCACCTCGACTTGGTGTCCGAGCTTCTGAGCCCACGCATGGAATCCCAACTGCTCAGCCGAGAGCTTTCCGCCCTTCGCCTTGCATTCGATCCAAAGCCGCACGCCGTTGATTGCGATGATGTCCAGATCAGGTTCACCCGGCATGCGGTGCGTTGGTAGGTGCATCGGGTTGCGAAGGCAGATCCAACCTTGGCGTCGGCAGAAAGCCTCGATGTCGTCTTGAAGGACTGATTCCTTCTCCACCGCCTTCGATTGCGCGATCTGGACGGGATGTCTTCCACGCTGCTTGGCCTCGTGCTGTCGGAGCCAGTCTGGGGAGAAGTTAGGCATTGGTGATCCTTTTGAATGTAGTTGCGAAAACCCACGGGTTAGAGTGCCACCCATACCCGCGCAGGTAGTTGATCGAGTCCCAAAGAATCCGGTATCCTTCCCGGTATGAAGCGTAATTCAGATAGCCAGGATCAGCCGCGATCTCCTTAGGCGTGACGATTCCATGTCCAGCGACGTGAGGGTTGCAGCCTTCAGCCTTAGCGTCCTCCTCGGTGATGTCTTGAACTCGCTCAACTCGGATCAGTGCGTTCTCAAGCGTTATGCGGGAAGCCCATCGGGGCATGAAAATGGACGGTTTCCATTTAATCCCGTAGTCTTCAGCGCAGCGCAGTGAGTCAGAGCCAGTGCAATCGGCACGATAACCAGCCCCAGCCGGGAAAAGGTCACGATCAAAACCCATTCCTCGAACGTCTGCGAATGTCTCACGAACCCACAACCGATCCCCAGGCTCGCCCTGCGGACATGTGAACGTCGGCAACATGCACTTTCCGGAGTCCGCTGATTTGCGAGGCCCCCAGAAGGTCCAGTTTGGTTCCTTGTTGTAGCGGTCAGGATACCAGCCTTCCGGAACCGTGTGGGGTAGCTTGATTACTCGGCGCGTCTGCGTCTTCCTTCCGTCAAGGATTGCGCGGACCATCTCGCCGTTGAATAGGATCGGTCTTTCCTTCATACCTTCCCCTCCAAAATCGGCCCCAGGTTTGCTGGGCTATAGCTGGGGGATTTGATGATTTTTCCGGAGGAGTCTTTGGCGATGAATGAGCCTTGCGGGGTTCTGATGAAAAGCAGCTTGCAGTCAATCTTTTCAAGCTCGTCATGGACTTGTTCGTCTGTCCAAAACTTGCTCATATTTGACCTGTGAACTTCTGCGAATCCTCGCGCAATCATCTCCTCGTTGATTCCGAACGCGACGGCGGTTCCGAGTAGCACGTAAAGCGAATCGAGAACAGAGTCGAAAACGCCAACGACGCTTCCTTCGATGCATGCGGTCGAGAACTCGGTCACAGACTCCTCGCGATGAAGTCTTGCCCTCATCGCGCAAGTGCTGTCGTTTTGCATCTCCACGCGCTCCGGACACTCCTGCCCGAACGCCTGCATGAATTCGCGTACTTTTTGGTATTGGGTTTGGGTGCTCATAGCGGGCAGTCGTCTTGTTCTTCTGCGGTTTTGGTGATGCGAAGGAATACCGATTCGGTGAGAATCAGATCGTTTCCGAGATACTCCCGAGCCTTGGCTGGATCGCTTGCCAGAAGCTTTGCGAAGTCTGCACCGGATCCGTTCTTCTCGCCGACTCCTAGGAACTTTGCGAAGCGGTCAAGGCTGATGTAGTCCCGTGCTCCCATCACGTCCCACGCTAGGCAGGTGTCGTAAATCGGTGAGCGTTTGTAGCGTCCAACGTCACGGGCGGATTGCGGAATATCAACCCCAAGAGCCCAAGAGCGTCGAATGATGAAAGGCCAATCGAACCCGAAGAAGTTGTGTCCAACAATCGGATAACCTTCGATTGCAGCCCTCTCGAATCGTTGCCAGAAAATCACCAGCATCGAAGCCTCGTCCATGATGTCGATGATCGGTGATTGCCCTGGAAACTTGTAACCTATAGCCAGGATCAATCCGGACTCTGCGGACAAGGCCGCATCCTGGATCCACTTCTGACGCTTGGCCTCGATGGATGCCTTGATCTTCTCAGGGTCTTTCAGATTCGCCGCCGCTTCAAATTCCGGCATTTGCCGCTGTAGCTTCTCCAGGTCTTGCGGCCCGGTTTCAATGTCGCTTACGAGGTAGTTCATGCTGCTCCTTCGTTGTTGGCTTCGGCTTTGAATTCGGCGTCGGCTTGGTTGAGCGCCATGCGTAAATCCAGGTCAACCTGCTTGTAGTTGGTGGATCCCTCAGGCCAAGGCTTCGGCTCCCATTTCTCGATATACCACTTCAGGCTGTCGCCCATCATCGAACCGAGCGAAACGCCTTTGTTCTTTCCGAAGTGGATCTGGACGTTGCGCCAGCCAGAACCGCCGCTAGTCTCCTGAGGTTGCGTGGTTGCTGCCGCTGGTTGCACTGCGGGTTTAGGTGCCTGAGGCTTTGGGGCTGAGTGTGTGGCGACATGCTCCGGCGTCTCCTCCTCTTCGCTTGAATACTGCGAGAGGTTCTCCTTGATGTCCTCAATGTCCTGGGTGAAGCAATCGCTAGCCGCCGTGGCCGTCAGCGTGGCGTCAACCTGTGCCCGCTTCTTGGCCATCTTCAGGCAGGTGTTGTAATAGTCCGCCGGGTTGTCGTGGTCCACCTGGTGATAGATCATGAACTTGCCGGACACCTTCCGGTAAATGAAGCTCGGCCCGCCTAGCAGCTTCACGTCTCGCGAGTTCCAAAACTCGCGCGGCACTTCCTTGTTTGTGTTCGTGGATCGGTAACGATACTTCGCCTCCATGGTTGAGCATGAGCCGACCCCTTGGCCGACTTCCATTCCGTCAGCCTGACGAAACACCGAGACTGTCACTTGATACTCGCGGTGTCCTTTTCCTAGGTCTCGCTCGCTGATCGCAACTCGCGTCCCGAACCGGAAAAGGAACAGGAGTTTTTCGGCTCCAGGCTTAAGGAGCGTCGGCTTATCTCCGCAGCCTGGAATTGTCCCGTAGTGTGAGCCGCTCTGCATCGCCGTCCGCATTACCTCTTGGATCAATCCGACCTGCTCCAGAACCTGCTGAGGCGTTTGGGGTGCGTAGGATTGCAGCCCTTGACCTTCTACAACTGTGAGTGCATTGTTCATTCGTCTTGTTCTTGGTTTACCGCTCTGGGTGATTCCAGGGCGGTTTTTGTTACACCACCACTACCATTAACTTATCGCTCGGAATCAATCCGATGATCTCTTCCATTGTTGGGACCTTAGATTCCCCCAGCAGCTCCGATATAAGACCGTCTCGGTTCATTCCAAACTCGTGAGTAAACACGGGGCGGCCTAAAGCTTTCTCAACGCACCTATGAAACTCACCAAACGGTAAGCACAGTTCGTCTATGTGAAATTGAAACATTGCAACATCCTTCTCGGACTTATCCTTCCACCATCCAGAGTCGAATAGTTCAATCGCCTTCTCTTTTCCAATGCTGTATGTTTCCATGTTCTTGTCTTGGTTTAGTTCACCGTAAATTCACCCTGGATCAGTAACCACATCCCCAGGGATTTAACCGCTAATCTTCCTCTGCCGAAGATTACTCGGATGACACAAATATGGTCCGAGTGATTAGCGGAAAGAGACCAACTTATCGACCTTGCGCTCAGCCGTGGGACGAGCCACTTGGCAGCTCAGGGGTTAATAAGTTGGTAAATTGGAGGCCGTCGCGGGACTCGAACCCGCATTCCCTGGCCCATAACCAGGAGTCTTACATTAGACGATAAGGCCGAAATTGTTCCGCACCCATTCCATGCGGAAGTAAACCGAGCGCCTATGGGTCTATGATCACCCTGAATGGACTCGGAAAGGGTCATTTTCGGTAAGGTCCTCGATTGTAAGCAGCGTAAACCTCGCGCTCTGTGGGCTGACGCTTGAGCCTATTAACCAGCACCCGCTCACATAGAAGCAGGTAATGCCTTGCGTATTTACGTGCGTGACGTGCTGTGGCGACATGAAACGAGTCATTGCGCTTAAGCGTCTTGGCTGCGTCTATAACCGCTCTAGGTGTGAGCTGATATTCGGATCTCTCACCAGCCTTGCCTATAGCCTTGGGATTGTTACTAGATTCAATCCATGCAACCCGGTCAAGGAACTCCTCAGTTACCACGCTAGCCCCATGACAACTCTTGGGCGCAACCATGATTCCAATCATGATGATTGCCATCGTCCAGACACACACTCTAAAGATGACCTTACTCTCAAGCTTCTGCGTGCATCGGTGGCAATAGTCTCCTGGAGCATCTACGACACAATAACAGGTGGGGCAGGTGTTAAAGGGTTTCACATTGCACCCCCAATGATCCATCCGACTGCACATCCAACCGCGAAGGAGAACCCGACCGCTATGAAGAGCTTAACGCCACCCTCTCCATCCTCAGGCTCCACCTCATAGGCTGAATCCTTAAGGTCTTTAACCTCTGTCTTGTCCTGGTCAACCTGCCTGGACTGAACTAGGCGAACCTCGTGACCATTGGCCACTTCCTGAGCATGCTGCCAGCCGTTAGCCTCTGATTGAAAGGCTCCAACGATTGGCTGGACTATCTCAAATCGCATCATGTGTTTCATGGTTTTGGATTCCACGCTATGTTTACGGCTTTAACTATTTCATCGAATGACTCGACCGCTGCTGAATAGCCGTTTGCTATGTTCATTTTCATCGGCTCATCATCAACAAACCTAAGTTGTATGTAATAGTTTCCGCCTAGGCTGCTTTTACATACAGCGGCAGACCTTAACCCTTGAAGGCATATCAACATCGGGCCGTCGTCTCCCTGCGCTTTGATAACTGGGATGTTCATTTGAAATGTTTTGCTTTGCATGTATTGCAGATGCCATGACTCGTTTGCGCCTTGTCACTCTTAACGAATTTCATCAATCGACCGCACCAGGCGCATGCCACAACACAACAGAGCCAAGAATTCTTTATAGTGAGCTTCATTTGTTTATTAGAATTATGATCCAGATAAGGAATCCAAGGCATTCAATGCAGGTTGCAAATGTCTCCCCGATGTTGGTAGTCGATACAATAGGGAAGTTGTTTCTAACTAACCTGAACATGTGTTTCGCAAGATGAAACGCATACATGGCACACATGACTTTAAGAAATACGCTCATAGTTCCTCTTCTAGGTATTCGATTCTGTCTTGAAGCTCGGTTAGCTTCTTAGCCGTTAAAACATGGAAGGTGATAAGCACAACCACGATGGAAACGAGTAGGGCAATCATACAGGGTTAACTTGATAGTGAACCTCGGTATCATTGAGCCAATAGGTTGTCTGGGATTTGAGCCCAAGGAATCGGCATTTGCCTACTCGGACGGTCTCACCAGGAACCAGGATTCTCTCCATGAAGGTTGCCTCAAACTCATCGCCTTCATATGGCTTAATCTTCACTCGGTCTCCAACGATTAGGGATTTAGGTTTCATGTCTTGTATGATTGTTAGCCTTAAACATCTTGAACCACTTCTTAGCGGGAACTCCTCCGCGCTCTACATTGATTCTATCGGCAGCCTCGCGAACTTCTTTATGGAACGATTTACCAAATGACAGCTTTGGCTTTCCTTTGGTCCCACACTTGTCTGTCTTCCGTCGCAAGGGTTGGCCTTTCACTTTCCAGCCTTTCGTTTTTGCAACCATTCAGCTAGGGCTTGAGCGGCTGCAACGTAAATCTTAATTCCGTTCTCTTTGCAATAACGGGCAAATGCCTGCTTCTCCTTAATCGGCACTGCTAGGTTTTCGGTTTCCACTTTGATCATGGGAAAGACAATGCATCGGGAAAGAAATGGAGTCAACATCTTTTTGTAGAAAAGATACATACCTATTGAACTATTTTTAGCGGGGGTCTATTTACAGAAAGAAAATAGGGTCCATAGTATTGAGCTATGAACCCATTCAAGGATGAAGATCAGGACAAGCCTCTAACCGCTCGCCAGTTTATGCATAGCGTGTGGGCTATTGGCCTTGTGGTTGCGGTAATGAAGGCTCTGGGGATTCTTTAGCTTTCAAATCAATCAGAGCCTTCTGAAGTAACAGAACCTCCTTAACGGTGAATCCGTGGATTCTATCGTTCAGCAGTATCGACTCAATTACCTGCAAGGATGCTTCTTGCTTCGTCATAAAATCACTTCGCTGCGTTTTTGATGGCGTCCCTCTTGGCCTGGTTGCCTTCCTTAAAAGCCAACCTGATCTCCTCGATCTCTTTTTCGTCGGCCTGCCTCACATAGTCGTCAGCGGCGAGCCCGTTCAACCACGACGCGTAATCATCCACGGTCAGCGGGATGTGGACCTCTGGAGGAGTCAGAGCTGCCCTGCGTGCGGTCTCTCGCGTGTTGTGGCCATCCGTTGCCCACTGCCAGCCAGCGAGCTGTTTTGCTGAGATTGTAGAATTCAGTTTTGCCATAAATTAGGTGTAGGCCGCTGAAGATTTCCACACGCCGCCGTTCCTGACGTAGTGCTTATTGTTGGTCGTGTCGTAGCCTTCGCATCCGTCAACGGGGTTCGTGAAGTCAGCGTCGGAAATGGCTCCGGCTTTTGTGAAAATCGCGTGAATGTGAACGGCAATTGCGGAATCGTCGGCCAGGCGAGTTTCGAGGGTTGCGTTTCGTCGCTTGGTCGCAGGGAAGCTGGTGGTCGTTCCGCCGTATTGGATGCGGTCGAAGCTGGTCAGTGCATTGTTGTAAATCCCGACAACTCCATCCGATGGGCTAAGCAGAGCCGAACGAGTCGACCAATAAAATGACGATGCATTTGCTATCGAGACGTGACTTCCGAACGATCCAAGGCCAGCAACAAAAACATTCTTCGGCCTATTCGCCCCGCTCGCGCCGATGTCGTAGGTGTTGTCGGTTCCGGCTAGGATATGACCGCTGGAATTGATTTTCCAAGGGGTCAGAGCGTTAACTCCAAACACAAGCTCGTTGCTAGCAACGCCAGTGCCTAGACCTGAAGCCGCGATTGTAGCAACCCCGCCAGTTGTCATGCCTAGGCTTAGGCGTCTAAAGTTGCTCGTATCCGTAAAAGTTCCGTAGATCCTGGACTCCTGCGCATTCGCCCCATTACGCTGGGCGAGGGTGTTCGCGGCGTCGCGGAGCAACATAAGGTCCGCCGCACCGGCACCAGTATCGTTGGTATCATTCCAGCGAAGCGACGTTGTAGCGCCTAGAGTAAGTGTGGCGTTTGCCGATCCCCCTTGGAGTCTAAAATTACTTTGGCCTGAGTTGCTGTATAGCCTCAAGTCTCCAGATCCAAGATATAAGTATGCGTTACCGGATGAGTTCCCAATAAGCCCTCCGTTTGGTAGGCTAATTACGCTTGCACCTAAAGTCGCTCCACCCACCGTCAAACTCGTCGCACTCGCCACCCCAAGAACCGGAGCCGTGAACGTTGGACCATTCACCCTCGCCGCCCCGCCAGTACCGGAGCTGGATGCGCCGAAGAGGGTGTCTACCATCGCTGACACGGAGGCGTCATCCAAGACAGTTAAAGCTGCCGCAGATAAATCATATGTGGCAGCCGTTCCGGAACCGGTAAATGTGATCCCCTTGTTAGCTGCGCTTGTTAGTCCCGCAATCGCTGAAAGCTCAGCGTCAAAAGCCTGAACATTGGTACCAATAGCAAGCCCTAGGGTAGTCCTTTGAGCTGAAGCATCAGCATCATCAAGCAAAGCTTTACCAGCAGTCGTTACATCTCCACCCATCTTTGCAGTGGTAACAACACTGTTATCTATGGTCCAGGTGGCTCCAGATGCGGAAACAGTAATATCTCCCTTATCTCCATCAGATATCCCTCCACCACTAGCCGCTGCCCAGGTTCCATCTGCCCTAAGGAAATTAGTCGTGCCTCCACCAGATGCAGGAGCAAGACCTTTAAGAGAAGATGTAAATGTGTCAAGGATAGCCGTGGTCTGGCTTGGCGTCAGAGCCTCAGGAACGCCTGTCCCTGTGGTAGTCCTTCCAATGATCCTTTGTGTAGCAACATTGGCCATCTTTGCCAGGCTTATAGCTCCATTGTCCACCGTCCAGGTAGCGCCATCGGCTGATACTGTGATGTCTCCACGATCTCCATCGGATAGAGTTGTAGCCTCAGTCTGCTCAATCCAATCACCTACCAGAGTATCACCAGCCGCAAGCCAATGCCTCTTAGATGCCGTGTTGATCCAATGCTGACCAATAGCCGTAGGGGCCACGTTCGGATTGATGATTGCTTCGATTGTATGTTTAGGCATAGGCTAGAACGTGTCTTCAAATACCGTTATTGCCAAAGTCGATGTGTCAGTTCCGCTTGAACTATTCACAGTGAAACTAGTCTCATTGGATCTGGTAACACTTAGATGCCCAACCGTTCCGCCTGTCACATTCCTGGTCACTTGAATTCGGCTGTTTGCGTGGATTAGAGGATGACTGATTGTAACGGTTCCACCCACAAGCGTTGCTGCGAATGTCTTTCCATCTAGATACACTTGAGCCTTAACCGCTGAAGCTGCCGTTACGGGCCATGACACAAGAGACTTGTCGATGCCTATTCCCACGTTTGAACGGTCGATGTAAACCGCAAGAGATGGATCTGAAACCGCAAACATGTGAGAAGGGAAAGCAGTATTGTAAGAGATGGCGGTGTTGGCCCTGAATACCACGTTGGAGGTTGAGGTTGCGAACGTTCCTCCACCAACCCAGTTAAGATAAGATCCGCCAGCGTTCTTTCCGCAATCGATCATGCTGTTACCAACTACAAGAACATTGGCACCAATAGGTCGAACCGCTGCACCTCCAAGATGGCTGAATTGATTACCACTAATTGTAATATTTCTAATAGGGAAAGGGTTCGTTGCGTTGATGTTGTTTGCTAGAATCGTGATCCCATTATTGTGAATGTTGGTCCATCCATTAGCTGATCCATAGAAGTTGTTTCCGGTGATCGCAAAATCTTCCATCGGACTTGATGGAGAAAGGTAGATTCCGTAGTCGTAAGTATTGAAAAAGTTGTTGCCGCTGATAACCGCAGAGCCACCACACTTCATCGAAATAATTCCGTTAATCTGCAAGGAGGAGTCTCTGGAGTTAACTGCGTACTCACTAGAGTTACCATAGAAGTCATTGCCTGAAATGTTAATGTTTCTAAGTGTAACCGTGTTTGTGTTGCTGTCATACATCACAACAGAAGCGTGAATTGCATTGGATGAAACGCAACCTTGCATTGTGAATCCACTATGAATCTCAGTGCCACCAATCGCATCCCATTCAACATCTCGAAAGCAATTAACAAATCTACAATTTTGAATCACCGTTCCAGATCCCATGCCACTAATTGCCGTTCCGTCAACGTATGGATACCCAACTAGGTTGGTCACGTAAGCAACGTTAGTCGATCCAATGTTTTCGAAGTAAGAGTTTCTCACTGTCACACCATATTCTTTTCGTGATCCAGTAATGCCCTGGTCTGTTGCATTCCTGATGATTACGTTATCAAACGTAATTCCAACATTCGTCCCATACATTGTGATTGGTCCAATGTATGAATTGGTAAGCTCTTCACCAATCCCTTTGGTAAGGTTAAACTCCAGCCCCTCAACCTGAACGTCTTTACAGTTTAGAAGTCCAAGCATGCAGCCGGTTCCGCTTCCTGTAATTATTGCTCCCTTACCGCTAATCGTTACGTTCGTCTTGTTAAGCATCAATGCTGGAATGTAAGTGAAGTCGGCAGGGGTTGCCGTTTCTGGTGTATTATAGCTAGGAGTCATTGCATACGTCCCAGGCAATACAACCACACGACTATTTGAAGGAGCATTAGTTAATGCTGCTCCAAGTGTTAGGAATGGAGTCGTTGGATTTGACCCAACTGCGCTTGAGTCATTACCGCTAGCTGCACTTACTACAAGAACACGCTCAGCATTGATTGTGGGAAGCACAATGCCCATCAAGTTGTTACTGTTGCCTGTCCAAAATGCACTATTAGCAGTAACGGCGTTTGTCTTGTTAATCATCAACGGCGCATAAGTGGCCGTCTGAGCGTGCAAGTTGAGCCCAATAAAGAGCGCCAGTAATTTAAGGAAGTGTCGCATATGATGTATCTGAATTCATTAGGCTCGGTTCGCCGTCGATTGTTTCTGCGTAAATCTCTCTGTAAAAGTTATCCGTATGATTCTTCAGATATGCCTTGGAATCATTCCAAACTAGATCGTTTGTAGGGCTGACAGTCTGAGCACTTGGAACAGTTGTGCCAGCCTGATCAACTACAAAGCTAGACTCTGAGTCTACTGTCTCAAGCCAAAACTGGTGATAAAGCAATGTCACTGGATCTTTGAGCCAGCAAACGTCATCATACCACAGAAGATCTCCAGTAGTAGGAACCCCATCTCCTGAGGCTATGAATCCAGCAGTATCATCGACTAGGATAGCTTTAAGCCCTCCTACATCTCCAATGAAGATCCGGTGATATAGACCGGTTGTAATGTTGGTGATGTAGGCAGATCCACCTGAGACAATAAGTGAGCCTGTGAATTGATCGCTGATCGCATCACCGAAGATATAGCCTGCATCACTCAGGAGAATAGTAGGAATCCCACCAACCAACTGAGCGTAAATCTCATGATGATATCCAGAGGTTGTATTCTTGAGGTAGGCTTTGCCTTCACTCCAAATAAGATTGCCCTCAGTCAAAGAGCCGCTTCCTGAAGCTAGATCATAGTCTTCGTTCGAGAGAACAATCGATGCAACACCACCAACCGTTTCAACGTGTATCTCATTGTAAAGACCTGTGGAGATGTTACGAAGGTAAGCTAGTCCGCCATTGATCAATAGATCCCCAGAGTAAGGACTGCCTCCACCTTCCACAGAGTAGCTATCTGTGGATAGCATGATGGAAGGAATCCCATCAATGTTCTCAATGAAGAGACGATAGTAAACCAGGTTGTCGATGTCCTCCAGCCAAGCCAGCTCAGAGGATATGATAAGCCGATTAGGCTCAACAACAGGAATGGGAACGGATGCGCGAGGCGTCAGCGTCCTTCCAACCGATACAGTCTCGGCCCACAGAACATCCCCGTTATGGTCTACAAGGACATTCTCTCCATCAGTCAAAAGAGCATCAAATGGGATTCTATCAGATGCAAAGACGCCAGCCTGGATGAGCGTTGCAAATTGAAGATCCCCGTCCTTGAGCGTTCGCTTGGTAGCCTTGCTCAGGTTTAGGATGTCCTCAACTAGATGCTGATGGGGAGGGTAGGCCATTTACTTTAGCTTCTCAGCCTTCTTGATTGCCTCAGCTTCAGTCCCATAGATCCCGACAAGCTTCTCTGACTTATCGTAGAGCCTCCACTTTTGGCCATGAACAATCTTAAACCCTTCCTGAGACTTGATAATCTCAGTTTGGCCTATGGTCTCAGCGGGGAGCCAGTTGACTTTGCTCTTCTCATACGCTCCAAGGTTGAAATTAAGCTTCTCGCCTGTAGGAGCGAATTCACCCATCAGGTCTAACCTAAGAGAATTGATAGGTGCCGTATTGTTACCTTGAAGCGGATCAGGCTTGCCGATTGTGGTAGCTCTTCCGGCCTGGTTCTCATCTGCCGTATTGATCCCAGTTGAAGGCTGATTGGCAATATCACCAGCCTGATCAATCCGAAGCTTTCCGCCTACGATCTTATAGAGGATGTCTCGTTTCTGAGCATCGCCAAGGACATCAACGCTAGGTTTAGAGTGAGAATCTCCAAGGTTGTTGATATATTTGCCAAGGTCTGCCATGGCTGCGCCCTTGTCGCCATTCCAAGGCTTTAGCATGCCTTCCCGGCCTAAGTAGTCATCAGCTCGATTCTTGATCGTGTCGAAGTCTAGGATTCTAGCAATCAGCCCACCCTTCTTTGTGATAGCTAGCTCATATGGAACGCCTAGAACCTGAAACTCGCCACGATCTGCCTTAACTGATCTCTCGCTTCTGTTAAGCTTACGGTTGGTTGGGAAATAGCTATTCCACTGAACCACGCTTCCTGACTCCATTGCATCCATCAAAGCGGATGCCTTGACGTAGTCTTGTGTGGGGATTGCATCCTTATACTTCTCAAGCATTCTACGGTTTAGCTTAATGCCACCCTTGGTGGATGCCCCGGCCTTCTTAGCGTGCTCTTCAATAGTCTTGTAGATACGCTCATTCTTGACCACCCGGTCAGCCTCAGCCTTAACAGGATCTTTAACCCCAACCGTATTTCCGTTCTGATCCCTTATCAGAACATCCGTTTGACCATGCTTACCGGCCCATGCCTCCAACTCCTTAGGGCTCTTGCCTGTCAGATCCAGCGGAATAGGGACTTTCCCGCTAACCATTTCTTCCCTGGCAATGATGCGTTGAGCCTTAATCAACTCCTTGGCGATGCGCTCAAACCCTCGTTGAGCACCGAAATCCGTTAACCCTACGGAATCAGATAGCTTTCCAATGGTATCCTTAGCAAATCCTAGGAAAATGCCACCCCAGTCCCTGCCACCTCTCATGAGGTAATCACGAAATTCAGACCGTTGAAGGAATTGGCTAAACTGGTCTGCGCTGATCTCCTCAAGGGTAACTTTAAGCCCCTCAGGAGTCTTCATATCCATGCCAGCTAATAGGGACTTTCGATCTTTAGGGTTAGCTCTGCCTAGGTAATCAGAGATGAACCCGCTAAGCTGGGTGGGGTTTAATGTGTTCTGAAGGTATTCAGCCATCCGACCACCAAACTCCCGGCCTATAGCGGTCCTGACAGCCCCATGTAAAGCCTCATGATACCCGGTCCCAGGCTTAACATTGTCGGCATTGATGAATACGGCAGGCTTACCGGCATCATTTACACCTGCGAAACCTTGGCTGAATACATACTTTTGACCAGGAAACTGAGCCTCAAATGTCGCTTTGGCTGTGGCATTGTCCACAAACTGGAAGTCAACCGCCTTGCCTAGCCATCGTTTAACGTCGATAAGCTCAGCAGCCGCTTCATAGTTGCCCCCATCCATGAACCTCTGGAAGGCTTTAGCTGCCATTGGCCTTTGAGCCTCAGGCATGGCATTGATCTCTTTAGCTACCTCTGGACCTATAGCTTCCTTACGTCCTACACCCGCTAGGCGCTCAATACCCTTACCAACCACCCCACCGGCTGCTCCTAGTCCAAATCCAGCCCCAGCACCCTGCCCGGCACCTTCAGCCGTTCCAGAGCCATAATAGCCTAAAGCACCCCCTACAACAGCACCCTCAGCGCCTCCCCTGGCCATAGCACCACCCAATTGAAGCAATGGGTCTAGTGGTAGCATCGCAGAAGCCACGTTTCTTGCTCCTAGGGATAGCGTAGGAGAGGCCGCAAGTCGTTCTAGGGTGGATAGACGTGAGGGGGCCTCAAAAGCGGCCCTAGCGGCTTCCCCGGCTAATTCTCCGCCTATCTGAGCGACCTTAGCCCCAGCATAGACACCGGCAGCAGTTCCAACCCCTGGAATCTGGGTTGCACCTAGCCCAGCAGCGGCACCTACAGCAGGAGAACCAACACCCTTAATCTCTGCTAAAGTTTCACCAACCTTACGCCCTACGGCCTCCATACCGCCTGATACAGCCTTACCTGCGGCAGATACAGCATCAGCCCCGGCAGCAACGCCATTTGAAACTATTTTTCCGGCTAGGTTTTCGACCTTTCCAATAGCTTCAGCCGCTTTAAGTGCTCCCGCCCCTAGCTTGCCAGTCATAGCCAGAGCCTTGGCGGGTCCAAGCATCAGGGTAGGATCAACCAACACGCTAAGATCGCTGGCAACCTGTAGATTGGCTCGTTCCTTAGATCCAGGAAGAACTGCATCCTTACCAGTCTCATAATCCTGGAGCTTCTTTTGGAACTTCCTAGCCTCTAGGAATTGATCATAGCGACTGTCTAAGGTTCCATCCCCAGTGATCAGATCCTTAAAGTAAAAGGCAGGACTGTT